CGAGGGCGTTCCTATTCAGGTAATTGCGCAATCGGAGGGGGCAACTCTCCAGGCTGTAAAGAAAAGATGCGATCATAGTCCACATGATGACAGTGGCCCGTCCTTCAAGAGGGGACATGGCATGCTTATGGATGTTATCCATGAGCGCGAGACAATACTGTTGGATCATGCTGCGATTATGGCTTATCTCGACGAGATGAGCGGACAGAAGCGGGAGAGGCTTGGTGCCCTTCTCGATTCCCAAGATTTCACTTTACCTGGGTATACGGACAAGGTCGTGTTTGCGAAATCTGAGATTTTGATCAAGAGCGATGGTGCTCAACCCCGTGTCGTTTATCAAGGGGGCGACATGTACAATCTTGTGATGGGGGCCATCGTCTATTATTTGTCTCGTCGTATGTCAGAGGAATTGTCACGCAGTAACCCTAGGAACAAAGGGAATGAGATCATATACTGCGTGGGGATGTCTGCCGACGAGATTGCTGATATAGTGCACCATACTTCGGGCCAGGTCTATGAGAACGATTTCAAAAACAACGACGGCACACAGCCCGCCGGTGTTAGGAAGGATGAAGCCATGTTTTATTACAAACTTGGCGCACCAAAGTGGTTTGTTCGGGAGTTTGCTGCTAACACTAGTGTGAGGGTATTCACACGCTACGGTGTTAAAGGGAAAGTGAGGGGTCAAAGATGGTCCGGTGAAGTTACTACAACTACCGGCAATGGATATGTCAATATTTGCACCTCACTTGCGGCACTGGAGCTTGCTCATATTACGAAGAGTACTACTTTGATTTACGGGGATGATGGAATTACATACACACAGCAGGATCGGAGTGCGTTGAAGAACGGCTTCGACTGTGTCGCACAAGAACACGGCATGGAGTGCACTGGTCAAGTCGTGGAGAAGAGAGAACAAGGAACGTTCCTCCGCAAGCGCTTCGTGCAGAGTGTGAAACGTACTTTCCCCGTACCATCGTTTGGCCGTGTGTTGGCCAAGTTGCCCGTTAGAAGTAATTTTAACAGGGCCGTTAGTGATGACGATTACATGGCAGGTAAGTTGCTGTCTGCCGCGTATGAACACCGACACATTGCCTCTATAAGAGGTCTCCTATTGAGCACAGCCGAGCAGTTATCGCCGACCCCTTTCCTGGACATGAGGAATCAGGCCATGGCGTACAAGTACACTGCAGAGGA